AGACTCAGGGGAGGAACGCTTGTGAGTTAAAAAATAATATAGTGTCTTATTAAATGGTATACAGAGGGAGAATTTATAGAATTGACAACCTTGAAAACTCCAATTTTTACATAGGGCAAACTCGTATGACTTTATCAAAAAGGTTCACTGATCATAAATCCGAAGCCAGGCGGGGCAAGGTCAGAGTAACTTTATATAACGCCATACGAAAATATGGAAATGATATGTTTACAATTGAAGATGTGGAAATTATTCAAGCCTTGACGAAAGAGGAACTTGTGCGACTTCTGAATGACCGCGAGATATATTACATTTCAACACTCAAGCCACCTTACAACGAAGCGCCAGGAGGGCTCGGTCATACAGGAGTTCAATGGACGGCGGAACGACGTGAAAACTTCAAGCGACTTATGAGCGGTGAAAACAACCCCAACTACGGAAAACCATTATCAGACGAGACCAAAGAAAAACTAAGAGCATCTTTGAAAGGCCGTGTAATATCCGAAGAAACGCGTAAGAAAACAAGTCTTACTATGAGAGGCGTTCCTAAAAGTGATGAAACGAGAAGAAAGATGGCGGAAGCTCAAAAAGGCCATAAAATGCCAAAAGGAAAGGACTCAAATAAGGCTGTACCTATTCACCAGTTTGGTAAGGATGGTATTTTTATGAAAGAATTTGGATCTATAGCAGATGCAGCAAACGAACTGGGGTGTCAAAGGTCAGGCATATGTTTCTGTTTAAAAGGGCGTATAAAAACATCAGGGGGTTTTGTGTGGAAATACGCCTGAACTAATTTCACTGTAAATATAAATGTCTTTCACCATCCAGGACCCCGAGTCGGGTCTTTTCTGGACGTCTGGTATTTTTGGCCGCGTCCAGCTGGGCACCACCCCTAACGTTTACACTCTTGAGGGCTCCTACATCAAGAATGTGAATTCTGGAAACTATGTGAACCACGTGTCCGACCTCCTTCACGAGGGTGGCGTGCCAGACGAGTTTGTTTTCGGCGACGATGGCGTCATCAGCACCCAGGGCAAGACTGTCACTGCCGGCGGCTTTCTGCATGTTATGGATGGAGAGGACACAAAGTGGGTCAAGGTGGGCGGCGCGGCCGCTCCGATTGAAGAGGAGGAGGACGTGCCAGTCACGCGCGGCGCGGCGCTGATTGAGGAGGCGCTGAACGCCACCAAGGAGTGCGGGTGCAAGTGTGGCGCGGACTGCGAGTGTGAGGACTGTGATTGTGAAGAAAAAACTCTCTAGATAAATTAGAATGGGTGTTAAACCTGAAATTTGGGGACCGGCCCTATGGGGTGCGATCCACATGGCGTGCCTCACAGGTACAGCAACTGCAGAATTTATGAACGCAATTGCCGACGTGATTCCTTGCCCATCATGTGGTACTCACTTTAGCCAACTCCTCATGGAGTTCCCCTTCCCAGATGGCGGCGACGCGGCCACTTTATTCCAGTGGTCTGTAAACATCCATAATAAAGTCAACGCCCGTATAGGAAAGCCGATTTTCACGGTGGAGCAAGCTCTTCAACGGTGGTCGGGCCAGCCATCTTCGCAATTTAATATGATAATTATAGTTCTTTTCGTCTTTTTGCTTTTATTCGCGTTATCAAAACTTTTATAAATGTTTATATAAATGGCGGGTGGTATCTTCCCAGGTCAACCGTTTGCCCTCAATATTAAGTGTGTTATATTTTCAGCGATTCTTGCGGCCGGATACTGGTTCGCCCCTCACAAGAATCTCTGGGTCCTCGCGTTCCTCTTATGGTTCCCTTATATAGCGCTCGCGTGGTATGACTACGCGTATGACTGCCAAGATAAGCTCAAGCCAACTCTTGTGCCATTTGGCCGTTACATATGGCTTCCGTTCAAACCCCAGGGGTACAAAGATGAATTCAACAAAATGCCCCCAGAACAAATTCAAGCCATGAATAAACTTGACCACATCGTATTTTGGACGGCAATTGCGGCCGGTACAGGTTACATGCTCCTCAAGTGAAAACATGTGCCGTCCTGCCCAAGGGTCCCCCCTTTGGTCTAAAGGCAAGACAACTTTTATAGTAAATGCAGTATGAACGTCTCAGCCACGTTGAGCACATTCTTAAACGACCCGACACTTATGTTGGATCCCTCCCTCGCGAATCTGCCTCCTATTGGATTCGCGACGGGGAGCGTTTCAAGCTTTCTGAGCTTTCTGCTTCACCTGGGTTGGTGAAGATCTTTGACGAGGTTCTGGTCAACGCCATAGATCAACACTCTCTACACCCAAAGAAGGTTTCCAAGATTGAAATTGTTACGGGCAAGGACTTCGTTTTTGTTAGAAACTACGGAGTATCTATTCCGATCAAGAAACATGAGACGGAGCGGGACGCCACCGGAGTCCCGCTCTGGATCCCCGAGCTCATATTTGGCCACCTTTTGACCAGCTCCAACTACAACGACGAGGAGCAACGCGTGACGGGTGGACGTAATGGGTACGGTGCCAAGTTGGCCAATGTATTCAGTTCTAAATTTAATATAAAAATTAGTGACGGTAAGAAGATCTACATGCAAACTTGGACCGACAACATGAGCAAGGTTGAGCCGCCAACAATCGTCACTTCGACCGACAAGATCTCTCCGTACGTTTCCATCACATTCTATCCAGACTGGAAGCGCTTCGGTGGTGCGGGCGACTTTGAGAAGCTCGCGGAGAAACGCGCATGGGACACGGCCATGTGGTGCTCAAAGGCTCAGGTCTGTTTCAACAAGGAGTTGCTCAAGGTCCCGAGCCTGGAGGAGTATGCCCGTATGCACGTCGGTGATGTGCCGATCGCCAAGATGCACACCGGCGAGAAGTCCGATGGGACTTCTCTGGACATCGTTGTGGCCCACTCAACGAGCGGGGCGTTCCAGCAGTGCTCGTGGGTCAACGGCATCTCCACTACCAAGGGTGGTGCACACGTGGACAAGGTGACCAAGGCGCTGTGCGATGCGATCGCCGCTGACAAGCGCGTGACGGTGAAACCTGCACAGATCAAGGCGGCGCTCTTTGTGTTTGTCCGGGCGGTCGTGGTCAACCCCACCTTCAGCAGTCAGACCAAGGCGGAATGCACTTCAAAAATTACGGATGCCATTGATTTGAAACCAAAATTCGTCAAGGACGTCTTGGCGACGGGAATCCTGGACGATCTCCTCGCTCTCGGCCTCGCAAAGGTGGACAAAGAGCTCAAGAAGACTGATGGGTCCAAGAAGTCGCGCATTACGGGTGTTCCGAAGCTCGACGACGCCAACTGGGCTGGAACTCACCGGTCTCACGAGTGCACGCTTATTGTGACCGAGGGAGACTCCGCGAAAGCCCTGGCCATTGCTGGTCTGAGTGTTGTAGGCCGCAATGCATTCGGCGTGTTTCCACTCCGGGGTAAACCTCGCAATGTACGGGACGCTTCTGTAAAGCAAGTGACTGACAACGAGGAATTTAGCAATTTGAAGAAAATCCTCGGGCTCCAACATGGCAAAATCTATAGTTCACTGAGAGATTTGCGGTACGGTCGCATCATGATCATGACCGATGCTGACCTGGACGGTAGCCACATCAAGGGCCTCGTCCTCAACATGTTCCACGTATACTGGCCAAAGCTGATTGATCTAGGGTTTGTTGTGAGCATGGTGACCCCTGTGATCAAGGCGGGGAAGACCTGGTTCTTCACAGAGGAAGCCTTCCGGGAAGCTGCGTCTCAGCGGTCTGGTGCCATGCCCGGTCCAGTCAAGTACTACAAGGGTCTGGGTACCTCCACAAGTACAGAGGCAAGGGAATATTTCAAGCAAATTGAGAAACTCACAGTCGCCTTCAATTCCGATCCAAAAATGAATGAGTCAATGATGCTCGCGTTTTCCAAGGCGCAAGCCGACGACCGGAAGAATTGGATGACAAATCACATGGCGTCCCCTCCAGCTGGGATCGCGTACGGGGCCGTAAAGGATCTCCCGGTCACTGAATTCATCCACCGTGATATGGCCAATTTCAGCGCCGAAGACATCAAGCGCAGCATTCCCAACGTTGCGGACGGGCTCAAGCCTAGTCAGCGCAAGGTGATTTACGCGTGCCTCAAGCGAAACCTCGTGGCCGATATGAAGGTTGCTCAACTGGCGGGTTATGTGGCTGAGCAGACGGCGTACCACCACGGTGAGGCGAGTCTTCAAGGCACCATAGTCAACTTGGCTCAGAATTTCG